CATACGAACTATGTACTCTAGTTGAGGTTCACCTAAACCGTCACGAGAGCAAGGAAGACTTCCTACGCACTCTAAAGTTTGCTTATCTATATGGAAAGACTGTAACACTTCTTCCTACACACTGGCAGCAGACCAACGGTATCATGCAGCGTAACCGTCGCATTGGTACATCACTAACTGGTATTGCATCATTTGCTGACGAGCACGGTCTTCCAACTGTTCGCACTTGGATGGACGAAGGATATAACAAGATTCGTTTCTATGACCGCAAGTACTCAGAATGGCTATGTGTTCGTGAATCAATTCGTGTAACTACAGTTAAGCCTTCTGGTTCTGTGTCAATCCTTTCTGGTGCTACCCCTGGTGTTCACTGGGGTCCAGGTGGAAAGTTCTACCTACGAGCAATCCGCTTCAGCAACCAGGACCAGATGCTACACCTATTCCGTGCAGCAGGGTACAAGATTGAAGATGACCTAGTATCAGCAAATACATCAGTTGTATACTTCCCAATTTCATCTGGTCACAAGCGAGCAGAAAAGGATGTAACTCTATTTGAGAAGACAGCCCTAGCCGCTACAGCCCAGAAGTATTGGTCAGACAATGGTGTGTCAGTAACACTCTCATTTGACAAGGAAACTGAAAAGCAGCACATTACTTCCGTACTAAACATGTACGAAGGTCAACTAAAGGCTGTATCATTCCTATCAATGGGCAAGGACGTTTATCCACAGATGCCTTACACTGAGATTACAGAAGAGGAATATGACTACTATATTGGTCGTCTTGCAAAGATTGACTTCTCTGCAATTTACGACGGTGTAGAGAATCTAGATGCTATGGGTGAGGCTTACTGCACCACCGATGCATGTGAAATCAAGATTCCTGACAAGAAGTAATTGGATGTTGAGATGCCCTGTCTTTAGTTAGGCAGGGCATTTTCTTATGTGGTAGAATAGTGTATATGACCACCGTATCCCACAACTATGCAGATAGAATAAGTGCAGAACACCCAACAGTATGCTATGTATTGGGTGGAGATAATTTTGTAAGTTTGCCAACAGTTAGCCTAACCAAAATTGCATCTAATCTACCAACATTAACTGGCAAAGTGCTATATCCATATAATGCCAATGAAAATAAAGTTGGTTTTTCATATTCAACCGTTTCTTCAAAAACTCAATCACCTATAGTCTATGGTTCAAGCAAATCGGTATATCTATACGGTACATCAAATGTTATGTGTATTCCAGCATTTGGAATGATGAATTCATATGGAAAATATAATACTCAAACTTTAGAGTTTTGGACAACAATCAAAAAGCCATATCGTGGAAAAAGAAAAATTGTTGGACCACTAACTACATCTGACGATGGAAATGGTCTCTATATAAATCAAACCTCATTCATTTTGCAAATTGGAAATAAAAAAGATACCGCAGCAATTACAGATTTTAATAGACCATTTTTAATTCAGATTGTTATGTCTGAAAAGACTGCATCACTTATTGTCAATGGCGAACTTTTAATTTTATTGAAATTAGAAGATTCAGACTTAGATTTGTTTTCAAATTCATTGGGTACAGATGGTGGATATTTTGCATTTGGAGAGGGTGTGTATGACTTTGTTGCAATTTATCCATATATGGTTACTGCAGAGCAAGCACTCAGAAGATTTGTATTTGGTCACGGAGTAAAATTTGATGAACAGGTTGTAGACAGTTTTGGTGGAAAGTCAGTAGTAATAGACTACGCTAGGGCAGGGTATTCATCAAACTATGACTATACTACAAGTGCAAGTTGGAAAAACTCCATTAGTGATAACCTTAAGGTTGACCAATACTCAATAGCCAACAACCAATTTGATGTTCCAAAATTTAATTCTTCTTCTAAAACCATTACTGACCTAGAAGCAACAGGAGTATTCAATCTGAAACAATCTGGATGGTCTAGTGTGGCATCTAATTTTGAAGTTAGTAGCCTTGCAATGATGGATTCTGCTACCAAAGCATTTTATATGCATGGATACTACACAACACTACCAACATCAGAAGAAATTGTATTCAAAGCGGTAAACATTAAAAATAACAATACATTTACAATATCTATTAATGGCAGCACAGTGTACTATAAGATGAAGTACAACACATCAACTGAACAGACTATATATTCTGTTTCATCATCACAAAATTTGCAACCAGATAGCGGTAAGTATAACTTCTTAATTGGAATAGATATTGACCTATTTGCAAACTATGTGTCTTCTAATGGAATTACAAATGATGTTGGTAACTTTTTTGCTACCCCAAATGATATCAAAATGTATATTGCTGGTAATGATGACCTAACAGTTAATAAGACAATGTCTGCAATAATTAACTCTGTAAAGTTTTTAACTAAATTAGATTTAGAAAGAAGAGCATTACTTAAAAATAGTTTCGGTGTTTTTATTTATCCATCAGCACTTAATACATCACCAAACGGTGCTGAAGCGGCAGCAAACTCAAGAACAGGAAGTTACGAACTTAGACTGCAACAGGACTACTTGAATTACTCATCTACTGGATATTACTTTACAGTTGGCTCTAGTGGTTATTGGAAAACAGATATTCCGCTAAACTTTTTCTGCAAAAATGTAAAAGATGCACTAGGTCAGACTGAAAGTACATTTGACTTTATTCAATTCAATATTGATTTTGATTCTCCAATTTTAAAATATACATCAAGTTCTGTAGAATATTTAGATACCACAAATTATAAAACTGCTGTAAAAACATATGTAACATTTGAACAACTTAATTCAGCATACACCTATGACTCAGCATTTACAATACAAAAGGCAAAGGCTGATAGGGTTGTAAAGCCAGGTATCGGTTGGGAATCAATTAAATATGAGGTTACAGATGGATTTGTAATCTACCCACCTGACCCAACTCAAGCAGTCTATTCAGAACTGACTATGGTTGTTCATGTTGAGTTTGAAGTTGAAGATACAGTTAATAATGACGTTGTTGTTCAGACAATGGAGTTTGCATCTCAGGCTCTTAACGCTAATTCTACAAATCCAATTGGTACAAAATATGGTCACAAGATTATTCCATATACATACACTTTAAATGGAAATACAAAGGTGTACGATTACAAGGCTTATAACCCATTTATAATTAGTAAAAATACTAGCCCATATTCATATATGGCAAGAGATTCTGGAATAAGATTAGTTGGCTCTACAAACAATACAGTTGGCGTTTATCGTGGATTAAAGATTCCAATTAATGAGCAAGCAGTTTCAGCACTTAATGTTAGTGCTATGCAAATGTCAGTTTTTTATAATGCAGAAATTGATGAAGCAACATATACAGCCACATATCCAAACTCAACAGAGCAAGTCTTTGAAATTCAAACACAAAATAGACTAATTAAGTTTTCATTAACCAGGGTAGGAAATACAGGAACTGCAACACTATCAGCATTATCAAACAATGTTACTAATGAAAATATTTTCTTTTATGTCAATGGTCAATTAACCCCAACACCAACTATTGATGTAAATACATGGACAACTATTGGTATTGTATTTACTGACCCACTACTTTTTAACTCATATGCAGGAGAATTCAATATTGTTGGTGGACTATCTATAGATAACTTCTCATACTATCAAGTACCAGCAAATATTCTTCAAGAACTAAGTGCATTATCATCAAATCTATTCCCAACATATTGGTCAAATATACTTTTGCCATTAGGGTCTAAGGTTTCTTATACCTGGGGAGACTGGGATGGTTCTACATGGCAGTCAATACTTACATACTTTGGTTCTACTGCCTATTCAATTTCTGCAGAAGGAATGTATAACTCATTTACTGGAACAGACATATTAGTTGGAAGTGACCAGTATACTTATCTAAATAATGTTTATACGACTGCATTATATCCAATTGCAAATGACTTTACATTCTATTCTGGTGTTAAAAGTCAAAGAATATTGTATACTCCATCATAATATGGTATACTGATGGTATGAATATTGACGTTAACAAAGATTTTGGGCAAGTAATGCCTAACCAGATTGGTAAAACAAAAGTATCAATCGTAGAAGAACCATTCTCGGACTATGGAATTTATGTATGGCAACTGCCTTCAGGTAAGTTCTTTGTAGATGACCACGGTAACGCACTCAGCATTGACTCAATGAAGGGTGATGAATCTCGTATTGCACTTCTTCGTAATGAAGCATCTTGGAATGGTCAGCCACATGGTCAGGCTGTATTCTTCCCTAATGTTCGCAAGGTATCTGATGAAGAATACTCAGAGCAAATTGACCGTATGGCACAGGGATACATTCCATCAGAAACTGACCTCGGTGCTCTTATTGCTGCAAAGAAAACTCAACTAGAATTTGGTGGCGAAGAGTAGTGAGTTATTATGAGTATGCCAATACACCTGCTCGCTTAGACGAGGTTCCACAGGAAAATAATCTGTTTAAAGACCTAGACCCATTTAACAAATCATGGGACGAAGTAAAGACAATGTCTGGCATGAACTCAAACTTCAAGCGTCGTAGCACAAGAATGGCTAAGGCTCTCGGAGATGATGCATATCTAGAATCTGCTGGTGCAATTCAGATGGGTATTGGAGAGGCACGTTCAAATGCAATTAACCCAGGTGTAGTATTCCGTAACGCATACGCACTCTTTGATGTTATTACACCACCATACAACCTATACGAACTTGCTACATATTACGACACCTCATTTGCTAATCACGCTGCTATTGATGCTAAAGTTGAGAACACTGTTGGTCTTGGTTATGACTTTGTATTGTCAGACAAAACTACTCTTAAACTTGAAACATCAGATAATCAAGAAGCAGTTGCTCGTGCTCGCAAACGTATTGAAAGACTAAAGGTTCAACTCCGTGACTGGATTGAAAGTCTAAACCAAGACGAGTCATTCTCTTCTGTTATGGAAAAGGTTTATACAGATGTTCACGCAATGGGTAATGGCTATATTGAAATTGGAAGAACTGTAACTGGAGAGATTGGCTACATTGGTCACATTCCTGCTGCTACCATGCGTGTACGCCGCCTTCGTGACGGCTATGTTCAGATTATTGCTAACAAGGTTGTTTACTTCCGCAATTTCGGGGCAAAGAATGTAAACTACATCACTGACGACCCAAGACCTAACGAGATTATCCACATTAAGGAATACTCTCCACTAAATACTTTCTATGGCGTTCCAGATGTTATGGCTGCCATGCCATCACTACTAGGTGATGCCTTAGCATCCCAGTACAACATTGATTACTTCAACAATAAGGCTGTGCCACGTTACATTGTAACTCTTAAAGGTGCACAACTTACACAAGAAGCAGAAGACAAACTATTCCGCTTCCTACAGACTGGTCTAAAGGGTCAGTCACACCGTACACTATATATTCCACTTCCTGGAGATACAGAAAGCAACAAGGTTGAGTTTGAGATGAAGCCTATTGAAAATGGCATTCAGGAAGGCTCATTTGCTCAGTATCGCAAACAGGTTCGTGACGATATTCTTGTTGCTCACCAGGTTCCACTATCAAAACTTGGCGGTAGTGATTCATCAGCAATTGCAGCATCACTAGCACAAGACCGTACATTCAAAGAACAGGTTGCACGTCCTGCACAGCGTAACCTAGAAAAGATTTTGAACAAGATTATTCGTGAGAAGACAGATGTTCTAGAACTTAAGTTCAACGAACTAACACTAACTGATGAACTTGCACAATCACAGATTATTACTAACTACGTCAAGGGTCAAATCATGTCACCTAATGAGGCTCGTGAGATTCTTAACCTTGCAGAGCGAGCAGATGGAGATGCAATGATTCAGCCTACTCCACGTCAGGCAGCAGATTCAAATGCTAACTCAGATAAGAACCGTGCTCGTGATGCAGAACGCCAACAGGGTCAAGCAGATAACACTGCAACAACTGCTGGAAGAAATCCTAAAGGCGAGGGGAGACGCTCCAACTAAAAGTATGTTATAATAACATTTATATAACATTCAATAAAAAGGGGCTATAATTAGTTATATGAGTATTCAAAAAGCACACTTCGACGTTGACGGAGAAAACGTTCGCATCTCAATGCCACTGACAAAAGTGGATGCTGAAAAGCGTATTGTTTCTGGCTTTGCTACTCTAGATAATATTGACCGTCAGAATGACATTGTTACCCCAGAGGCTTCACTAGAGGCATTCTCAAAGTTCCGTGGTAACATTCGTGAGATGCACCAGCCAAAGGCTGTTGGCAAGATGGTAGCCTTTAAGGAAGACAAGTACTTTGACCCAGAGACCAAGAAATTCTACTCAGGTATTTATGTATCGGCATACGTTTCAAAGGGTGCTCAGGATGCATGGGAAAAGGTTCTAGATGGAACATACACAGGCTTCTCTATTGGCGGTAAAATGAACAAGTGGGACGATGCCTACGACGAAAAGATGGATGCAAGTATCCGCATTATTAAAGACTACACCCTGGTTGAACTGTCATTGGTTGACAGCCCTGCAAACCAGTTTGCCAATATTCTATCTGTTGAAAAGGTAGATGGCGTTGATACCATCACTGGTGAGGGTGTAGAAACAGTTCTAGAAAATGTATTCTGGGACAAGGAATCAGGATTGGTAACAATCTCAGAAGAAGAAACTGCAGTAAGCCCAGTAAGTGGAGCAACAATGCAGAACATTGGTTTTGTTGAGAAGTCAGATGCTGACAAACTTGACATGGTAAAGTTCTTAGTTGATAGTGCTAAAGGCATTAATACTTCTAAGACTATTAAAAAGGAGAATGATAACATGGCTGAAAACGAAAACGTTGAATCAGTAGATGTCGCTCCAGAGGCAGAAGTTGTTGACGCTCCTGCTACAGAAG